TGCCCTTGTGTGCTCGGACATTCTGGATCACTTCTAACACTCACCCATCCCAATGGTGGCCAGACTTGGACGCTGCGACATTAGAAGCTTTTTATCGTCGAGTTGAAATTGAGTATTTTGAATAAAAAAACTTAACAAATGTCTTTTGCTGCTTCATACGCTTTGGAAGGTCTTGGATATGCACTTGCAGCTGGTCGTTTGAAAGCGAAAATAGATCAAGCTCAAGCTTATACTAAAGTAGCCAAATGGGGCTTAGATTACTTAACTAAAAATAAAAAAACGAGGATGGCGAAATTATCCCAAGGAAGCCGAGCTAGAAGCAGAGGATCATCATCAAAGACGCCGACAAAGAAGAAAACGAAGTTGGTGTATCCTACGCCGAAGAAAGGAGGTTCGGTCGGGAGTGGAAGTAGAAGAAGTTCGTTGTTATCTTCCTCTATGGGCGGTTATTCGCGCCCTAGTGGGATTATGAAGTCTTTAAATCAGAGTATGGTTTCTGTTGCTCATAAACGTACTAAGAAAGGATTTAAAGCGAAGAAAAGGAAAGTTATGAAAGTTTCGAATCAATTTAAGAAGAAAGTTAACCAAGTCTTATTAGGAAAGAAAGTTACTGGTACTGCTCGGTTGGTTTTGATTGGTGGATATACTGATATGCGTCCCAATGATATTGTTAGTCAAAGGGTGTCTCCTTTACCGTTACCGAGACCTAATTCGGGTGCTATTGGTTGTTTGTTTGGTTGGGATCAAATAATGTATATGGCATCTCGACTTTGGAATGCTAGACCAAAACCATCTACTACTAGTTTGTCTAATACGTATTTTGAAACTGGTAATTTTAGTACTGGTGTTTATGATAGTAGTTCTCCAACTGCTTTTAGTGTTGAAGTTACTAGTTTAAAAGCAAGAACAGTATGGCGTAATAACAGTAAGACTGCCCAACATGTTGTATTATATGTTTGTAAACCCAAATATCAAAGAAGGGATACACAAGCTACTCTTGATGGTAAGCCTATTACAGAATGGAATGTTCAAATGCTTAATGATACAAATGAAAAGGTTTTGGGCAATGTTACTACTTCTGCGTCATCTAAATCATTGGGTATTAATAGAGGAGCGTCTATTTTTGATTTGTATGCTACTCCAGCTATTTGCAAAGGATTTAACAAGTTATGGAATTATGATCAGTATAAGTTTACTTTGGAACCTGGTCAAGAACATACACACTGGATTCAAGGCGACGAAAAAGTTTATGATTTTTCTAAAATGTATAAGAAGGATGATGCAAATAATAATTTCGAGTTTTGTAATTTGCAGCCTAGTGACAGACATATATTTTATACTTCTACTCCTAGAATGTCCACTTATATTACTGGTACACCTGGTGTTGCTTACTCTGGAGCTGTTGCTGAATTAGATGGATATGGTGTTGATATATATACCGAAATCTATTGTGCTATGAAAATGCCTGAAACTACTGGTACTAATATCACTATTCCTGGTACCACTGGTAATGCAACTTCGGAAATTAATTATATTCAACCTTTGACTGAACGTAAAAGAGGATATTTTGTTGATACATTTACTACACAAGCTGATATTTCGTTGAAGTTTCCATCTACTGCCAGTATTTTCTCTATTGATGATAATAATCCAACTACCAACCTTTAGGGTTAGGGTTAGGGTTAGGGTTAGGGTTAGGGTTAGGGTTAGTAAATAAAAAATGTTTTGACTTAGGATTAGTTTATGTCTACAACTTAGGATATCATTTATACCCTAACTATATTGTATTAAAAAAAGCGCGCCCCGATATTGAGGGGCGTAAGAGCACATATAGGGGGTCCAGCTTGACTGGATCCCCCCTTTCGTGTTCCTATGTGACCGTGATGGATCTTAAGCACCAATGAGTTTTTGAGAACTCATAGTATTACTTAAGATCGAGTTCTCAGTTCTCGATCACGTGACCCCACAGCCGTTAGCCTCGGCGCTGCGGCTGGGGGTTCGGGGGCGAAGCCCCCGAAAAATTTTACGCCACATCTAAGCCACACACTAGCCACACTAGCCACCTTTATTTCCTTAATTGTCACAAAATAAGGATGTCACATTGGCTGTGTGTCACAAAATAAGGATGTCACATTGGCTGTGTGTCACAAAATAAGAGCATTTTGATTGGTTCGGAGATATGGCGCAGTGCTAAGCCACACTGGGTATATAAGAACGAACATTTCAGGTAAGTATTAGATCAAAATGGAATGGGAGCAAGACGACAAGGGACCATCTGGCTTGCTACGATACCTCACTACGGATTCACCCCTTGGCTCGCTCCAGGGATCAGCTACATCAAGGGGCAGCTCGAATCCGCAGACTCCGGTTTCCTCCACTGGCAGCTTGTGTTCCATTGTAGCAAGAAACAATCTCTTCGATCCGTTCGAGAGCTCTTTGGGCCTTACCACTACGAGCTCACAAGGTCGGAAGCTGCAGAAGACTACGTTTGGAAGGAAGCTACTTCGATCCCTGGAACCAGATTTGAGCTCGGTTCCAAGCCGATGCGTCGTAACTCCTCCACCGACTGGGAGCTTGTTTGGTCCGCCGCCGTCGCCGGAGATTTTGGCAGTATTCCCGCGGACGTGCGAATACGCAGTTACTTTGCACTGCGAGCCATCCGCGCGGAGTTTTTACTTCCAGTTGGGATGGAGCGAACTTGTTACATCTACTGGGGCAGAAGTGGAACTGGCAAGTCAAGAAAGGCCTGGGAAAGAGCCGGTTTGGAAGGTTACCCTAAGGATCCAAGAACCAAATTCTGGTGTGGGTATAGCGGTCAGGAGAATGTTGTCGTCGATGAATTTCGTGGAGGAATCGACATTGCCCATGTCTTGCGGTGGTTGGATCGATACCCGGTTCGAGTTGAAATCAAGGGATCTTCTGTGCCCTTGTGTGCTCGGACATTCTGGATCACTTCTAACACTCACCCATCCCAATGGTGGCCAGACTTGGACGCTGCGACATTAGAAGCTTTTTATCGTCGAGTTGAAATTGAGTATTTTGA